AGCCGCCGGTTGCAAGTCGTGGAAGCGAAAGGAGCGGGATCTCCGGGATCGCCGGAATGCCGAGCCACGTCCACGCTTTACTGAGCCCTTGCGTTAGCCCGTTGATCATTTTGATGAGGAAGTTGATGCCCGTCTCAACGACGGTTATAAGTCCGTTTATCGCGCCCTTGCCGAGTTCTTTGATGCCTTCCCAGACGTTCGCGAACACGTCCTTGATATTTCCCCACGCCGCCGACCAGTTCCCCGCAAATACGTTCTGCACGAACTCCATGAGCCCGCCGAGAATATTCGTGAACATTTCAATAAGCGGACGCAGATACTCCAGCGCGCCGCCGAGAACGCCCGAAAACAGCCCCGCGACCGCTTCGATGATAGGCTTCAGCGGTTCGAGAGCTTTGGTTATAAGCGTTTGGATCAACGAGATGATCGGCTTCAGTATGGTGTTTATGAGCTGAAGCAACGGCGTCAGAATTGCAAGCACGACGTCGAGGATCGGATCCAAAAGCGAGAATACGATGTCGAGGATCGGCATTAGCGTGTCGAGCAAACTGATGAGCAACGGGAGCACCGCCTCGACAATCGACGTTATAATCGGCATAACCGCCGCCAGAACCTTCTCGACGAACGGAAGGATCTTGCTGAGCAGTTCGCTCACTACCTTCATAACCGCCGACAAAAGTTCCGCGATAAGCGGAAGCACCGCGCCGAGCATTTCAAACACGGGCTCGACGATAATCGCGACCGCATCCACCAGCTGAATGACAACGGGAAGAATGTCCGTTATAATTCGCACCAGCGGCGGGATGATTTTCGTCAGAAGCGAGTCCGCGATTTTTACGACCGGCGTCAGCAGCTCGGTCAATAGCGGCGCAATTTCCGTCACAATGTTGTCGATGAGCGGAACGAGCACCTTAACCAGATCGTCGATTATCGGGATCAGGCTCTCCATGAGTTTCCCGACGACGGGCATCAGTTCGTTCAGCGCGTTGAATAGCGTCGCCGCGATAGGTTTCAGCGCGACTTCCGCCTGCTGTTTGAAAATTTGAAGCTGTTCCGCGAAGTCGTAAGTGTCCGCCGCGCAGGCGTTAATCGTTTCTTGATTTTCCTGTAATGCGGCAGTCAGAGCGGCAATGTCAAAAGTCCCGTCGCGTATTGCCGCCGCCATAGTTGACGCGGCTCGGGTTCCGAACGCTTCCGCGGCGAGCGCGGTCGCGGTCGTCATATCTTTCGCGTTCGTTATGGCTTCGACGTATAGATCGAGTCCTTCCGCCGCGCCGATGCCGTGCTGTGCGAGCGTAGCGACCGACTTTTTCATCGCGGCAAGAACTTCGTTTGTATTGACGCCCGCCTTTTCGAGTTGCCCGATCATAGCCGTTGCTTCCTCGAAAGAATAACCCATTGTCTGGAACTGGGCGCCGTACATTTGCAAGTCGCTCATTAGTTCCGAGAAGCCGACGCCCGTCGACTGGCTGGCTTTGAACACGAAGTCCATCGCGCCGCCCATGTCTTTGGCGTCAATGCTCCATTGTTGGAACGCCTTCGACGATTCCGCGACGACGTCGCCGACGTCCTCGTCGAGCATACTCGCGACCTGTATCGCTTGAATAGATAGATCCTGAAGCTCCTCGCCCGTTAAGCCGAGAAGCGTGTTGTAGTCCGCTATAACCGCCGCCGCATCTTCCATCGCGGTAGGGATCGCGGAATATACCGCAGAAAAATCGTTCATAAGGGCATCGAGCGCGTCGCCCGTTGCCCCTGTGCCGATCCTGATAGTGTCCTCGACGTCGTCGAAACGAGTGCCGAGGTTTACGAGATATTTGCCGGCGGAAAATATCGCTTTACAAGCGACCGCGACGCCGCCGGCGACTCCTGCCCCGACAGCGAGCGCCTTCACGTTGAGCTTGTCGAGTTTGCCGATAGTGTCCTGAATAGAGGATGCAAGCGTCGGGCTTACGTTGCCCGCGATTTCAACGACGGCTTGCAGTATTTTGTTTTTAGCCGCCATGTGGTGTTACCTCCTGCGCTTGGCTTTGCTGATTTTTTTCGGCGCGTTCTTTTGACGCCGTTCTGCTTCCCGCGCGAGATCTTCCGCCGCTTCAGCGTAGTCGACCATGAACTCGGTCAGGCGTTTTTTCTCAAGGTCTACTATGCTTGTGTGGTAGACGCGGGCGAAGTCTCGGATGCATTTTCGGATTCCGCGGCTTCCGAGTCGCCCGCCGCCGAGGCGATTATAAAATTTCTTCCGATCTTCATAACGCTCATCACGTCGGGCCCGCTGATCCTTTGCAGATCATTGTAGTCGTACTGCGGGTTCACGGCGATGATCGCCGCAAAGCCGAGATAGAGATGCATCGAGTAGTCGAGTTCGACGGCGCCCGCATTGGGGGCACCTTTGGATCCCGACGCCTGCGACTTTTTGAACTCGGCTTCCGCGAAGCCTGCGGGCGTGATTTCGTTGATGTCGTAGGTCAGTTCTTCGACCTTTGCCCCGTTGATAGTAAGGGGCTTTTTGAGCTTTATGCTTTCCATGTGATTTGTCTCCTTATAAAAAAATTACCCCGGAGGAGAGTTTCCGCCGGGGTTGTTCGCTCTTAGAGCATCGACGCGATTTTTTTGTAATAGTCGACGCCGCGAATGCGGCAGATCTGGCTGAGCCTGTCAATGCAGAGAAGCTCTTCGCCGGCGACGTACAGCTGATAGCGCGAAACTGCGAGCGAGATCTCGCTTTCGATGTTGCTGCCGACTTCGATCGCAGTCTGGGGGATGCCTTTCGGAACCGCCGTCAAAAACGCCTTGCATCCTTCGGGCTTGGCGGTGCCGTCGCCTTTGGTTACGTTCTGGACGTAGCGGAACTCATAGTTGTGTTTTTCGGGCGTGAGCGCGCGGCTCAGTCCTTCGTCCTGTCCGACCTTCGTGATCGACGCTTCCATTGCTTCGAGAAGCCCGACGAGCACGACGTCAATCGAGCCCATCGCCTTTACTTCCGACGTCAAAAAATTGACCGCCGGCAGATTGATGGAGACGTCTTTCGCGACGAGAACATTGTCGCAGTAACAGGTATCTGCGAGTATAGCGTTTGCTTGATCCATTATGCTTCACCTCCGAAGTAGGTCGAGAAGCCTGCGTCGGTATAGCAGACGACTCCCGTCGCCGATTTAAGCGGCGGCGTGTTGGTTGCGGCGATGTCCCAGCGGAAGTTCCCGTTGAGAATTTCGCTCTCTTCGTTATTGCTGTCGAGGAACTCGACCTTCGGGCTTCCGATAAGCGCGCCCTGCGCGACAAGCCCGTCGAGCTTTTCCTGCTCGCGGTTCAAAATCGTATCGCGGAGCGCGGTCGTCATGGGCTGGTCGATAGTCGTTCCCCATTCTTTTTGGAAGCTGTTCGCGATGTAGAACAGCATAATCATGTTGACGTCGAAGATCTCGCGCGCCTTATAACTGCCGCCGAACATGAAGGCCGCCGTGTGGTCGCCCCACGTTCTCCAGTTGCCTTCCCAGTAGATCGCCGTCGCGATTCCGTTCGCCGTGAGCTCGTTCGCGTCCGACTTGTCGAAGCCGGGGATGTTCGAGCCTTCGCCGAAGTAAAGCGCCGAGACGGGGATCGGTTTGTTGCCGTCCGTTTCAAACGGGACGTTCCCGTTCTTCAGGTCGCACCTGAGCTTCTCCGCGAGCGCGAGGGTCGCGAGGTGGTAGACGTCGTCGCCGTTCTTCGCCTTCGGCCAGAACACCTTCGAGAAGCCCGAGTTGTAGCCGTTGTCGGCTTTCCACTTTTTCGCTGCCTCGATGGTCTTGACGCCTTCGACGGGGATGTCTGCGTAAACGAACGCCGACCAGTGTCCGTTGATATTCTGCGAGGAGCTCACGAGCGCCTCGTAGACGGTTTTCTTGTCGCTCCAGCCGGGCGCTGCGAGGTACGTCGGGATGACGTTGCAGGTCTGGTAGAGAAGTTTGAGCGCCGCGATGCCGGTGATTTTTCCGTCCGCGGTTTCGCCGCCGACTACGACCGATTCCGTGATCTGCTCGTGTTCAACCGTATCGAACGAGATTGTCGCGGTTTTCATCGCGGTTTCGCCGATGTCGGTGATCGTCAGGGTGTCGTTCGTGAAGTCGAAGCTGACGGTGAAGTCGGTGCCGAGAACTTTGTCCTCGATCGC